CAGGCGCTATTCGCTTCGTACGCAAAGCTGACGTATCAAGATCGGCAACCTCCGCAAGTTAAGAAAGCATTGGCATTCGAACTTGCGCAGCGACTACTTGAGACACGGACATATCCGTCGTATCGACCAGCCGACCGCTATCCGCCGAGTGTTAGTCGGGTTAAAGCTATTGAAATTCTACAGCGACTACTTGATACCCGCGTAGTTTCAGCGTACGCGGATCGTTATCCGCCAATAGTCAAACGTGTCACTGCGCATGACCTATTCAACAAGGTCGAGCCGCATTATTACGTAGTAACGGCGGATAATCGACCCCCGTTCGTAAGTAGAGTTACAGCACATGATCCCGTACTCAAGCAAATGCTGTCGTCTGCATACGTCATTCGTGCTGACAACAAGCCTCCAGAGACTCATCGAGTCGAAGCTATTGAGCAGATTCAGGCTCGACTTGGAGTGCGATTCAATCAATTCCTGTCCAGTGTAACCGATGTTACCTCCAGTTTCCTAGTACCGTATGAAGCCCTACAGATTCTAGCATCAACGAACATTCTTCCTTATGAGTCGCTCATCGAAGTTTCGCAGACGGTTATCACTGTCTACGAAGCACTGCAAGATGCTCAGCTTCTCTCATCGATTCCTTATGACGCTACTGGTGCTGTAATAGCGTCACCGGAACTGCCATATGAGGCAAGTGGATTCGTCTTCGGCACAAACAGCCTTCCCTACGAAGTCCTGCAAGACCTTGTGCGGACAGATGAACTGTCTTGGGAAGCGCTGCTCGGACTCGCCTTGACAGGCGTGATACCGTGGGAGTCTGCAAGCGAACTGGTTCCGGCGCATTATCTGCGTGCAGCAATGTCCTCACATTACTATGCGCGACTCCTAAAACACTACGAAGCTCATATGTCTACACATCTCGCTACGGAGCTTAAGAAACTATGATTACTATTGCCCCAGGCTCTAAGGAATATCTCGTTTTGAAGATGGTTGATGTATTGCCATCGCCGGATGCACTAACCACGATGGTCGGTACAAGTCCAACCTTCGATGTCTACGATGATGATGAGGCTGAGACAGCTATCCTCACGGGTCAATCCGCATCAATAGCGAGCGGGGACGGAATGCTAGTCTTGTGCCTAATTGATGCTCAGATTCCAGCTATCTTCCCCGAAGAGGGAGATTACAAGTTATTCCTCCAATTTACGAATGCTCCGGAGATTCCTCGTCTCGGTCCGTTCCGCTTTCGCATCGATGATTAATGGCTAGACAACCCAATATCTCTAAAGAGAAACTGTTCGAAGAGATTGGGTATAAGCCCCACCCCAAACAGCAACTCTTCCACAATTCTAAGGCGCGCTTCAGAGTCCCATGCTGTGGTCGCCGTTTCGGTAAGAGTGCTGCCGCCGGTCACGAAATGACTTGGCGAATGTTTACGCCTGATACGGTACACTGGATTGTTGGTACTACTTATACGACGGGCGAAAAAGAATTTCGCGTTGTCTTCGATGATATCTTTCGTAAGTTGAAGCTAGGTGACCTTCGGGGCGTACGCAAGTCGTATAACGTTGAGCAGGGCAACATGCGAATTCAGATGCCGTGGAATGCAGTGCTAGAGGTTAAATCAGCGGATAAGCAGGATTCTCTAATTGGTGAAGGTTTGGCCAGTTGCATCCTCGCTGAGTCCGCTGTCCATAAGAACGATACATTTCAGATGTACGTTGAGCCGGCGTTGCTAGATAAACGCGGCACATGCGACTTTCCTAGTACGCCTCGCGGACACAACTGGTATGAATCATTATGGTTGGACGGACAAGATCCTACGCTAGACTATATCGAATCTTGGCGATTCCCAACATGGGATAACTCTGCACTGTTCCCGTTGGGCCTCGATGATCCAATGTTGCAAGAGATTAAGCGTAAGGTGTCCGATTTCCACTGGCGACAAGAGTATTGCGCTGAATTCACAGCACTAGAGGGTCGCATCTACGAAGAGTTCGATCGAGAAGTTCATGTTAAGGATATTGCCTATAATCCGTTTTGGAGCAACTATCAAGCATTCGACTTCGGCTTCGCTGATCCCTTCATTGCGCTGGACATCATGGTCGATCCTTCCGATAATCTCTATGTTTGGCGTGAATACCAAGTGCGGCGCAAAACGAATACCGAACATGGTCTTGCGCTAGCAGGCCGTGAGAACCCGCAGAACTATCATGTTGATGGTCGTTTCGGTGACCCTCGCGACCCCGATGCCATTCGAACTCTTAACATGCTTCTCAATGGTGCCAAGATTATTGGTCGCCCTCTAGGGGCTAAGAACGGTATTTCGGAGAAGCTACAAGGCTATGAACATATCAAGCAATGGTTGAAAATCCAAGCTGACGGTAAACCCAAGATTTTTATCGATCGATCCTGCAAAGATCTAATCAGGCAGATGGAGCATCTACAGTCACCCTTCGAACGTGAAGGGCATAATGCCAAAGAAGGTCAGCGTGAATTCGATGATCACGGACCTGATGCTCTCCGTTACTTTGTGAATGAGTATTTCCTTATAGGTTATGAGCGTAACGAATTGGCTCAAGTAATGCAACTGTCTAAGGGTAGTGATGGTGGTATTTTTTCTTATGAGTCGATGTTACGCCTAGGCGCTACTTCCGGCTTTCGCCTTTGAGCCTGCCTGCCGTCTATCGTCATGGCCTATGGACTGGCCTTTCCGACGGAAGACTTTTGCAGAAGTAGACCCCCGTAAGCCTAAGTCGGGAACTACATATACATCGACGGGCACAGTACCGAATGCAGCCCAGGCGATGAAGGAAGTGGGTTCGTCCCTTCCTGTTAAGATTCCCGATGTCGTTCCACAATTTCAGAACCGCGTGCAAATGTTGCGCGTGTTCAAGGAAATGGAGGACGGCGATACAACTTTCGATGTTGCTCTACGAGCCGCCAAGGTTCCTATTCAGGGGGCAACATTCTTTATTCAACCTTTCGATAGCAAGCCTGAGAACAAAGACATCGCCGAATTCGTACGCTTCAATATATTCGAAGGTACGTCTCGGCCGTTCGTTCTCGTTCTTGAAGACATCTTGCGAATGTTCAATGATGGCTTCGCTGTAATTGAGCAGGTGTGGGAGACGCGAGAGTGGGCACCTAGGCGTTCTGGTGCTAATCGCAAAAATTACACAATGCTCAAGAACCTTGCGCCTCGTCCTGCTCTTACAATTTCGGAGATTAAGTACGACGATACAGGCGGTCCTACGTCGGTTGTACAGCAAGCGGTAAGAGGCGATAACAAAATTGACGAAGTAGAGATTAAGATTGAGAAGCTCTTGATCTTTACATTCCAGGGTTTAGGAGGCGATCTATTAGGTAAACCTCTTGGACGGACAGCATATCAACCTTGGTATTTCAAGAAGGAACTTTACAAGATCGATGCAATTGGTCATGAGCGGAATCGACTTGGTATTCCTACATGGACTTTGCCTGAAGGTTTCTCAACTGATGATGCTCGCGCAGCCTGGGAGCAAGTTACAAACGTTCGTACAAACGAGAAGACGGGTGTAGTCGAGCCACCGGGCCATGTATTTAGGTTCACGACTCTGGAGGATCAGCCTACAGACATCATGGCTTCAATCGAACACCATGATGCTAAGATTCTCCTCAATGTTATGGCACAGTTCCTACTGCTCGGCTTAACCGCCGGTGGTGGTCGAGCTACTTCTGGTTCGCAGGTAGACATGTTCCAAAAAGCCATGAAGTACATTGCTAGCTACGTCTGCGGAATCTTTAACCTCTACTTGATTCCTAAGCTCGTTGGCTACAACTTTAAAGCCGCAGAGTTCCCACAGATGAAGGTGCGCAATGTAGGTGAGACGAAGGACCTACAGAATTGGGCGTCTGCGCACGCTAATCTCATTACTGCTGAAGCAATCACGGTCGACGAGGATACTGAGAATTGGTATCGCGAGAACCTTGACATGCCGATGCTACTCACCGAACGCCCGATTCGTGAGGAAGATACTACTGTGGGTAAGAACGGCAAAAGTTCTGTAAGACCTGGAAGAGCGGCTACAGGAGATACGAGTGTCCCACCCGGTTTTCAATCGACTGCTTAGGATTATATGCCTGGACCAGAACACGCATATTGGGAAAGAGCGGAGCCTGGAAGCGGCTCTGGTGCCGTATACGATGACTTCGAAGACAAAGCTATCAAAAACGGATGGCGAGTTGATTCGCCGCCTGCTGCCTATCCGCAGTTTCAAGATCCCTTCCTAGAGCCTGTAGAGGTAACGTTTAATGCGATTTCTTATGAAACACGAAGTGCCTAAGAAGGGAGTGTGAATGCCCTGGCATATCATTGAGTCTGACGGCAAGTATTGCGTCGCAAAGGAAGATTCTGATACCCCCATTAAAGGGGGCTGTCACGCTGAACGTGGAGACGCGCTTAAGCATCTGCGGGCATTGTATGCCGCAGAGCCGAACATGATGAAGTACAACGTCATTGCGCTTACAGAGGATCTTCTACTCGATACCGATGAGGATAATGTCAAGTGGATTAAGGCTTGGCGTTATTCTACATGGGATCATCCCAGGTATGGAAATGTGACTATTACCCCGGAAACGGGACAAAACTTCAAAGCACATTTTGACGACGGCACGCTTGGTCGCGAGCATCTCGTCAATTACGATCATGGTGTAGACGCTGCAAAAGGAGGTAAGGCCGCTGGCGTAATTCTCGATATCGATCCGCGTGAGGACGGCATCTACTATAAATGCAAGTTTACAGATACCGCACTCCAAGAGATCTACGCAGGAGAATGGCGTTATGTTTCGCCGGAGTATGATGATTGGGTTAATCCTGAGAATGGCGAGCTATTCGAGGATATGCCTTTTGATCTAGCGATTACGAACACTCCGTTCTTCAAAGGTCTACCTCCACTGAATTTCTCGGAAGTATACGAAACGAAGGAATCCAAAATACCACCTACTAAAATCCCGAAAGGGGGAAGGGCTGTGGACGAACTGCTTAAGCAGTTTGCAGAGCGGCTCGGTGTTGATATTAGTGAGGGAATGGATGAGGCTACAATCCTTTCCAAAGCTGATGATTTAAATTCAGCCATCGAGCCACTTCGTAGGGCAAAGGAAGATGGCGAGCGGACTCGTACTTTCCGTGAGGCTTTTCCAGAAGAATTCAAGGCTATGGAAAAGCTCAAGAAAAGTCAGGTCGAAGGTGAAGCTCGCAATTTCGCAGAGGGCTATCGTCGGTTCACCATTAAGGCTGGCGAGAGCGAGTACAAGTCCACATTCGGATTCTCTGAGATTGTTATCGATGAGATTTCCGAGGTTTATAAGAAGTTCGCCGATCGTGCTGCTTCTCCCGCCGATATGAAGAAACTTCTCGATCTTATCGGTGACAAGGGTATTGTGGATTACTCGGAGACAGGATCTTCACGTCAACTTGGTGATCGCGAGTGGAGTGAGGATCCGAAGATTGCATTTTCGGAAGCAGTTCAGTCTACGATGGAGCAGGATAACCTTGATTACGAGCAGGCAATGAACGTTGCCAAGGCTAAGCATCCTGATCTATACGAGTCGTACCTCAAAGCCATCCCACAGCGGTAGAGAGGAGGGTTAAATGGCTGATTCAAATTACGTCCTTTCGAGGGGCTTCGATGTCGCCGCAGGGCAGGTTATTACGAAGCGGCGCTTTGTAGTGATGTCGGCGGCGGAAACCGTTACGCCTGTTACTGGTATTACTGACGTATGCATCGGTGTGGCTCGTCATGATGTGTCGACTGCCGAGGCTGCACGCGGCAAAGGCGCAGAAGTGCAAATGATGGGTATCGCTGAAGTCGAAGCATCCGTCGCATTAGCTGTGGGTGTCCTTGTGGGTATTTCGGCTAATGGTAGGGCAGCGGCGTCTGGTGCAGGGATCCGGACAGTTGGAGTGGTTGTTGGTAGCCCCTCTGGCACCGCTGGTGATGTTATCTCTGTCATGCTCAATCTGCCGGGTCTTCTCGGCGTCGGCGCATAGGAAGGGAGGTAAGGAATGTACGATCCTAGTATTCTTTATACTGACCCGATCCTTACTAACCTTTCGGTTGGCTTCAAGGATCAGGCACTTTACGGTGCGGAGCTATTCCCGATTACTCCGGTGAATACGCAGTCCGGTACTTATCGGGTCTTCGACCGCACAGACTGGCTCACCTTCGAAGATAGGCGTGAACCGGGAACAGTCGCACATGAGATCCGTGGTAGGCGTTGGTCCTCGGATACATTCAAGACTGTTGAGCATTCGCTTCAGGCTCCGATTTACGATGAAGAGAACCAGCAGCTTAACTCACAGGGTGGGTATGCTAATCCGGTATTCGGTGGTGCAATTCAGATTGATCCCGCCGCCGATGCTACTAAGCTCGCTACGAGGGCAGTCCTGCTCAAGCATGAGAGCAAGGTGTCTACACTAGTCCGTGATACTGCACAGTATCCCGCAGGCCATACTGTTACACTCGCGGGTGCTCAGCAGTGGAACGATTACACGGGCGGTACTTCTTCTACTTCCGATCCAGTTGCCAACTTGCTTACGGCAATGCGGAAGGTGTGGAGTGCAACACGTAGATACCCGAACGTGCTCGCAGTACCGACGATGGGTCTTAGCTATATTGAGAACCATCCTAGGGTTATTGACCGCTTCAAGAACTTCCGTCTCACGCAGGAAGATGCATTCCAGCTTCTTACTGGTTTCACGGGTCGTGTTATTGCCGTCGATTCCGTTTACAACGCTGCGAATAACATCGATGCAACGCAGTCCATTACGGACTTTTGGGGCAAGGACGTTTGGCTTGGCATCGTTGAGCCTAGTCCCTCGCTGCTTACCCAAACATTCGGTAAGACGTTCTCACAGATCTATCCGAATGGCACAATCCGCCCTGTGGATCGTTGGCGGGAAGAGGCACGAAAGGCAGATGTCATTCGTGTTTCGATGAAGTACGACTTGAAAGTCGTTTCGAATATCGCAGGCTATCTAATCAAGGATGCCTTTAGCTCGACGGCATTCTAGGAGAGGGTTAGTATGGCGCATTACGCATGGTCTGAAATCCGTCACGCGGATAAAGAAGGCAAAGTCACCGTCGTATTACGCGGTGAGAAGGTCGCTAAGACGGACTTCAAAGGTCTGACTGACGCAGATTGGAATGCAATGCTTACGAGTGGTTCTATTCGTGAGAAGCCATTCCCTGCTCCAGCGGGCTATGAAGGTTCGGCTATCGACTACCTTCGCGAGTCACTAGAAGAGGCTCAATCTTCTGGAACTATTGATGAGGAAGAGGCAGTTTCTAAACTCGTTGAAGTGCAAGCAGAGGCAACTAAACTGGAAGCTACTTCTACAGCATCGTCCGGTAAGAAGTAGGCGAGCGTGCTCGCTTCGTTAGATGACATAAATGCCTTCCTGCCGAGAGACAAGTTCTCGGCAACAGATGGCAATCCCGAGATTCTTCTATTCCAGATTGATGTGGAGAGAACGATCAAGGGTTATCTATCGAGCGTATTCACCAGTGCTACGTTAGCTGGATGGGCCGCTCCTGCATCTACGCCCGGTTACATACGGTCGTGTGCGGGGCGGCTCATCGCAGCTTTCTACTATGCAAAGAAAGTCTCAGAGGACATGCCCGATTGGGATGGGACGTATCCTCAAAAACTATACGATCAAGCAATGGCGATGCTTGAAAAGATTCGTGAAGGTGAAGTAGTGCTTATCGAAGTTCCTGATGGCGAACAGCCTGGAACAGTATTCGATAGTGATTTTTTCTGGCCGCGCGAAGGGTCGGTACCAAAGTTTGAAATGGATATGCGTTGGTAACTTTCGCCTCTAGAACGAGACTGAAGTTCGAATGGGAGGGCTATCCCGATCCCCCCGATGTTGCGTTTCGTCTTGCAGCAATGGAGGGTTGGTTTCTCAACACTACAGCTTTTGTTGAAGCTTCGCAGGAAATTGCTATTCGGGATA